TACTTGGAGCCATGTGCAGGTGACGGGAGACTGATCTCTCATATAAGCCAGTTAACGAGTGGACTAGGGGAATGTATAGGTGCCTACGACATAGAGCCAAGACATGACTATGTACAGAAGATGGATGCGCTAACTATAGAAAGTGTCTCAGGTAGTTTTAGCAAGGACTTCTTTGCTATTACTAACCCACCTTGGGACAGGAAGATACTACACCCGTTAATAGATAACTTCTTAGGTATATGTCCTGTTTGGTTGTTGTTCGATGCAGATTGGATGCACACTAAGCAGTCAGCTACCTTTATGACCTACTGTAAGACGGTGGTAAGTGTAGGAAGAGTTAAGTGGATTGAGGGAAGTAAGAGCCAAGGCAAGGATAATTGTGCTTGGTATCTCTTTGACTACAGTAATGAAGAACAGACGCAGTTTTATGGGAGAATGATACAATGATTATGAGCCACAAGAGTATGGAAGCGTTCCGAGAGTACAGTGATTGGGTAGAGGATAAGATCATTACTGAGGGTAAAGACCGTCTGATGGAAAATGCTCTAGGTCTTATGGGTGAGGCTGGGGAAGTAGCGGAGAAGATTAAGAAGAGTATGCGAGACAAGACTGAGGTTACATCTAACGACATTGTAAAGGAACTAGGTGACGTTGTGTTCTATGCTACAGCCTTATCTAACTACTACCATGCTAACTTGGGTGTGACCATCCTAGAGAACATTAACAAGTTAGATGGCCGTGAGGCACGTGGAACAATTAAAGGTAGTGGTGACAACAGATGAATTGGATTACCCGATACTACAACTACCTAAATACTTGGCGGTTACACAGGGAAACTATCAAGCAATTAAATACTATGACTGATGCTGCCTTAAAGGACATAGGCATCAACAGAGGCGATATTAACCGTATGATCTGGCTAGACGAAGATATGATCCAAAGAGGAAAAAAGAAATGAAAAGCAACTACCTACCTACAGACTACCAGACTTTTATCGCCACTAGCCGTTATGCGCGTTGGTTAGAAGAAGAAGGACGCCGTGAGACATGGGGTGAGACAGTTGGTCGGTATATGACTAATATCGTATCTCCTTGGCTAACCCCTACGCACCAAGAAGAGATTAGCAGTGCTATCCTTAGCCTTGAAGTTATGCCATCTATGCGTTCACTCATGACTGCTGGTAAGAGTTCAGCAAGAGATAATACGTGTATGTATAACTGTTCTTACTTACCCGTAGATGATCCTAAAGCCTTCGATGAGGCTATGTTCATCCTGCTCTGTGGTACTGGTGTCGGGTTCAGTGTTGAGCGTCAGTTCATTACTAAGTTGCCAGAGGTTCCCTCCCTCTTTGAAAGTGACACGACTATTGTTATCAAGGACAGTAAGGAAGGTTGGGCTAAAGGTCTCAGACAAGTTCTGGCTCTCCTGTGGGCTGGTGAGATTCCTAAGTGGGATGTATCTAAAGTACGTCCAGCGGGTGCTAGACTTAAGACGTTTGGTGGTCGTGCTAGTGGCCCTGCTCCTTTGGTTGATCTGTTTAACTTCTCTGTGTCTACGTTTAAGGCAGCACAGGGCCGTAAGCTGAGTTCTATTGAGTGCCATGACCTAATGTGTAAGATTGGTGAAGTTGTTGTTGTAGGGGGCGTTAGACGCTCTGCTATGATATCTTTAAGCAACCTATCTGATGATCGTATGCGTCACGCTAAGTCAGGTAACTGGTGGGAACTGAATAGCCAACGGGCCTTAGCTAATAACTCTGTGTCTTATACAGAAAAGCCAGACAGTATGTCATTCATGCGTGAGTGGGTCTCATTAATGGAGAGTGGATCAGGTGAGCGAGGTGTATTTAATCGTGAAGCATCGAAGAAACAGGCGGCTAAGAATGGCAGACGAAATGCAGACTACGAGTTCGGAACCAATCCATGTTCGGAAATCATACTTAGACCGAATCAGTTCTGTAATCTTACGGAAGTTGTCATCCGTGATAACGACACTCTGGACGATCTTACAAGAAAAGTCCGTCTTGCAACTATACTTGGAACCATTCAGTCAACCTACACCCACTTTCCGTACTTGCGTAAAATGTGGACTGACAATACCTCAGAAGAGCGATTGCTCGGTGTGTCTCTCACGGGGATAATGGACAACCCGTTAATGACGCTAAAGAACGCAGGGCTAGGTAAGACACTACAACACCTTAAAGAAGTAGCAGTGGAAACAAATAAGGAGTGGGCTGAGCAGTTAGGTATCCCAGTATCAACAGCTATAACTTGTGTTAAACCATCAGGTACGGTTTCACAGGTTGTGGATTCTGCCAGTGGGATTCATGCAAGACACAGCCCATACTATATTCGCACAGTAAGAGGAGACAACAAAGACCCGTTAACACAGTTTATGATGGATCAGGGTATCCCTAATGAGCCTGACGTAATGAAGCCTGACGCTACAACAGTGTTTAGCTTTCCTATGCGGTCTCCTATGGGTGCGGTACACACAGCCGATACGACAGCCTTAGAACAGCTAGAGATGTGGTTGATGTATCAGAGACATTGGTGTGAACATAAGCCTAGTGTTACTATTAACGTCAAGTCAGAGGAGTGGTTTGCTGTAGGTGCATTTGTGTATGAACACTTTGATGAAATGTCAGGTGTATCATTCTTGCCCTTCAATGAGCATACATATCAACAGGCACCATATCAGGAGTGTGCAGCTACAGATTATCATATACTACTTGATCAGATGCCTAGAAGTATTGATTGGAATAAACTGTCTGAGTATGAACAAGAGGACAACACTTCAGGTATGCAAACTATGGCCTGTACAGGAGATGTATGTGAGATGGTAGACATTGGATAACTCAGAATTAGTTAAGCCAAGTAGGTCACGTAGAAAGACTAAATACAAGGGTGCAGGTCAGAGGGAAACTTCTGGCCTCACCCCTAAGACAGACAAACAAAAGGAGTTTATAGATGCACTTAAAGAGTTCAGTCAGGTGTTTGTATTGGGGCCAGCAGGAACAGGTAAGACCTACATTACTGCCACCGTAGCTGCTGACCTGTACACCACTAAGAAGGTAGACAAGATCGTCATAACCCGTCCTATGGTGTCTGTAGGCAAGGACATGGGGTATCTTCCCGGAACCTTAGAGGAAAAGGTTCAACCGTGGGCTTTACCTGTATTGGATGTACTACAGAAACATCTAGGGGCTGGCACAGTGGAAACTGGTATCAAGTCTGGTAACATTGAAATGGCACCTATGTCTCTTATGAGGGGTCGTAGTTTTGATGATGCTTTTATAATAGTTGACGAAACACAGAATATAACTACCCACGAGTTAAAGATGTTGTTGACAAGAGTTGGAGAATGTTCTACAATTGTCCTTAATGGTGATGTACAACAATCAGACTTAAAGGAAGCAGATGGTCTATCTAAGGTTATACACTTAGCTAAGAAGCATATGCTACCTGTCTCTATAATTGAGTTTGGTGTTGAAGACATTATCAGAAGCGATATCTGCGCTCAATGGGTAAAGGTATTTATGAAGGAGAAACTATGATATATGTGTATATAGTAGTACTTAGTATTATGAAGGACGGGGAACCACACTTCTCTGTACGCGCACCTAATGCAACTTACAAGACAGAAGAAAGGTGTCAGGCTGTAAGGGAGTTAAACATGCTTTACTTACTTGAAACTAAGCCTGACCCCAAGGCAAAGTTCTTTAGTCAGTGTGTAGGCTTACCATTTAACATGAAAGACAAAGGAGACTTGTGATGGGGGATGTTGTTGAACTTAAAACTGTCCCCAAAGAGTTATCTGAGGTAGACAAGCAATACCTTGAACTAGAACGACAACAAGAATTAATAAAAGAACAGGCTAAACTTATAAGAGGTGACAATGGCTAAGTGGAAAGAGTTAAATAACGTAACCGATATGGTCAACAGTCCACCTCACTACGGTACTGGTGTCATAGAGTGTATCGACTATATAGAGGACTTCTTAACCAAGGAAGAGTTCATAGGATACCTACGTGGGAATATAGCCAAGTACCTACATAGGTGGCGATATAAGAACGGTATAGAAGACCTAAAGAAAGCTGAGTGGTATGGTGCTAGATTGATTAAGGTGGTAGAAGAACATGGAGATACCTGATCTATCCTCTATCGTGTTGGTCGTACAGACATTGTTAATACTGTGGTTAGCTGGGAAGGTAGATAGGCTAGAGAAAGACATAGACTTTAAGATGAAGGTTCCTATGTACGCTCTGTTTAGGCACTTAGACGAGGAACACAACAAACCATAAAAAAAGCCCCTGTATCCTTGAGTGGACGCAGGGGCTTTACTATTTTGTATATACACTTGTATTTATTTGTTGCCGAAGAATTTACTTACTGACCTTAGTCCTATGCTGGCACTAACAATCCCACCAAGGGAAATTTGATACCACTGTGGCATTGATTCAAGGGCGGCAAAGCCATTAGCTACTACATCTTCTGCCCAAGCAAAAGGTAAGAACGCAAGTACAAGTGGCACCGAGAATAGAAGTGTAATCCATTCATCTTTCCAAGAGTTCTCCGTAGACTTTATAGCCGCTAAGTCCCAATCAATTTCCCCAGTTAATTGCTTTTTCCTAATCTCTGCCTCAGTTAGCTTGAGTTGTGTCTTACCATCAATTATACTCGTAGCTAACCCTGAGAGACTGCTAATAATTGCTCCAATCATTTCTTGTTACCCCCGTTAAGATACAAACCAAACCAAGCTGCCCCTGCGCCAACTATAACACTAACGAATCCTGCTTGGGCATTGTTTGGCGAACTTAAATCCATAAACCAGTTACAGGTTTGATAGAACACAATCATGTAACTTAGTATAAGTAGCCTTGGTGCAATTCGCCATGCGTCTAGTTTCTCTGGTGTCATTCAGCGTCCTTTCAATCCGTCTATAATCTCTTGTGCAGAAGGTCTACGTTTCTTAAAGTCGTATACACATTCAAAACTCTGAGGGCATTGTCTGTAAGCAGCCCCATACTCATACTTAGGTATCAAAGGTGTAGGGAAGAACGTAGCAGATGATCCGTTAGGTCCACGATACCAGCACTGCTGTACACCCATTATAGCAATACGTTTCCACAGCTTACAGATGACCATCTTAGGTTCTTTAGCTTCTGATACCCCTACAGTGGAAATTAAGAGTGTCGCCAACAATAATGCTTTTACCACGAACCTGTACCTAACCCAATTAAATATACTCCACCAAACACGACAAGTAAGATACCTAGAGACAAGGCAAACATGCCTAAGTTATTAATCATCTCTTTCTTAGCTTCCATAGCCCTGTAGACAGTCTCTTCACGTTCTTTTCTGATCTGCCTTCTTAACTTAATCATTTCGTCCCAAGTATTAGGGCCAAAGCGCATATTCAAAAGAAACATCAACTCTTTTTGTTGAGCCGCTAGTTTTTTCTTATGTACGATTATGTCAAAGGCTTCCTTCTCTATACTATCACCAGCAGTTAGCTTCTGTATAGTTGAAGGTGTCTTTCTTTGTTGTTCAGCTTTAGCAAGATCAGAGGCGGCTCCGAACCACTCTCCTAGCTGCCCCATAACGTCTTCTATCTCTCTGCCATGTTGGACTAATTTCTTAGTCATTGTGAAGGCGGCAGTACAGGCTGATATTGCCGTTATGGGGTCTAGCATTAGTCTCTCTCCATTACCTCAAGCATCCTTTCAAGGGACTCTTTAATTCCCTTTATGTTCTCTTCTATCTTTCCTAGCTGTACGGCTTGGGTAACTGAGGATGTTTCAACAGCCTTAACATCAGCACTTATTCTAACTATAGATGACGAGTTAGCATCTACATCTGCCCTCATCTGTGATATACTCCAAACTATCATTGCAGCTTGTAGTACTAAGGCAAACAACAAACTTGCCGATATATTTTTACCCATTACATAGCACTCTTCTCCCCCCCTAGTCACAGGGGTAGGCTTTCCAGTCTAGCTGAAAATGAGGACCATCCGGGAACTTCTTCCAATCACCACCCCAAACAATCTTAATGTCTAACTCCTCTGCTGCCTTCTTCATTGCATCACCAATAGGGTAGAACTCGTCCCACTCCCATGATACAGGATAAGGCACAACATCTACTGCATGTCCTGTCAGGTGACGAGACTTAAGTGTAGTTGACTTGCCTGTCTTCTTAAGCATACGCTGACGTTCAATGTTACGAACACCCTCAGTTACACTAAAGTCTTTTTCACTAATCTCTAATGCTCTTACAACAACAGCAACCATATCGGGATGTACCCCAGACAAGTTCTGCTTACTTCGTAGTCCTAGTTTGTATCCCATTGGTTGCTCCTTAAGATGGTTTAGTGGGCCAGTCGTTATCTTGTAGATTAGGCCAATTAGCGTGTGTAGTTATGTCCCGAAGGTGTTGGCGGTAAACAGCCCATGAAACTTGGTCTACTGGTGCATCTAATACCTGTGTCCAGTCAGATGCTAAAAGGAGTTGATTCCTATCACTACGAATTTTTGCAGATAGGTCAAGTAAATCAACAGGTTGTTCAATATAGGGTGCAGCAACATCTTTTGCTTGGTTGAACACCTCTAAGCCTATCAACTCTACATCATCTGGACTTGCTGTAAACGGCACCCAGCCATAATGAGGGTGGTTTATTTCGCAGTCAATAGACCCCACTATATTATAATTTGCGTTACGATATTCCATTTAAGAGATCCTTAACCAAAGTGTTGCTCCCCACAAGCTTTGTTGACCCGGAGAAGATGAGAGTGCGTCTTGAGTCCCCATACATCTCCAAGTTCCTGTTAAAGCTGAACCTAAACTTAGACTAGTCCTAACACCCCCGCCAACTTCTTGGCTCCAAGTGGCAGATGTTGTCTGCAATGATGACCCCGATATAGTAGAGCCGAAAGCAACATCACTACCAAGCGTTGCAAAACAATAGGTTCCAATAGCACCAGATGCCGTGGGCTGAGTGTAAGAACTAGTATTACTATCAATAGCAGCTTTAACCTTAGCTGGAGACACAAGGCTCTCAGTAGTACCTGTGCCAGCTTGCCACGTAGCTGTCGATTGATCCCCAATAAGACCAGTTTGACTTCCACCAGAGTTTACCACTTGTGTGTCATCAAAGATTCGGAATGCGTCAGCACTTTGGTCTAAATAACCTACACTAATCCAAGCATCATTAGCTTCAGCTCTCATTTTTAGGGTGTTGGCTGTTGTGTCGTACCAAAGCATATTAGCTAAGGTAGTAGCGGGTGAAGTTGAACCGCTGTTAACACTGCCGAGAGCCTTTAGTGCAAGGTTAATGTCTGCCCTAGCTGATGATGCAGTCTGATTAGCAATATCTAGGTCGTGTTGGCTCATACTATTCGCCTTTCTTAATATTCAACCGCTACACTAAGTGCAGACACGGCTGGAGTGAAGTTGGTGTTAGTGCTAGCAAGCGCAGCTTTAAATCTAAAGGCACGGCCTACGATAAAAGAACCATTAGCGGGGAGGTAACTTCCCCATGTAGGTGATCCTGCTGGGTCATCACTAGTGGAAGAGACAAAGACTTGCACAGATACATCACCAAAGTTTGCTGCCTCGTCGGTCCAAGTGTCCCAGTTGTTAGGCCAAGTATCCCAGTTCTGAGGTATATCGTCCCACAACAGAGTGCCATCATCGAAAGAGCGAGTGAATGTGCGTGAACCTGTGACCCGTGCGTTTCGGGAAGTGCCAGTGTCAATGTAGTTATTAAAGAAATAGTCTCCAGTGGGTTCAGCAGCAGATGTGTTATCAATCTCAAGATTTCCTGATGACACAACAGTGTTAGTCTTACTTCCAGAGAATGATGGGTTTTCTGTCTCTGTTATAGTTACACCAAGTTGGGGAATCTCGGTAGGTAGGACTACAACAATTGTTGGGGATACACTAAAGTTTCCCTCTTTGTCGTAAGCCCTGATAAGAAAAGTACCAGAACGTGCGGGTACTGTTGCTGAGGTAGCAGGACGACCAATCTTCTCAATAATAGTTGTAGAGTTAGACCAAGTAGCACCTGTTGTATTTGAGTTGTGTTTAACCTCATAGTGACTTAAGTCAGGGTCAGGAATAGGGGGCCACGATAGAAATAGTGTACCTCCTGATATTTCATGGTTAATACTGGCAACATCAGATGGGTCTCCTATAAAGGCGTTAATTTCTACATTAAGCAGATATTCAAAGTCTCCCCTGATGCCAAAAGTATTTATAGCCCTAGCTCGAAAGTCATAGTCAGAAACTTGTAAGTCTCGTACTTTAAACTCACCCAAAGGCCCCTGACCAAAAGAAGAGTAAGTTGATTCAGTTGACAGCTTGTACTCTACTTCTACATAGTCAATACCCTCTGGGCGACTTGATGTAACTGTAGCTACAGCTATATTAGATACTTTTTGATTGCTAACTTGAGCCTCAGCCAACACAGCCAGTCCGACAGAGGGAACACTAAAGGGTGATAGGAGGGTTGTATTATCTCTTTCGTAAACGGCACCATCATCAACTTCATCATATACAGATTCAGCAGTCTCACGCAGGGTCATGTCTACCTGTAAGTCAAGACCATCAGTAAGACCAAAGCTCCAAGCTATAACTTGAAACTCTTTGTTAGTCCAACCAAAACGAGAGTTAGTTAAGCGAATGTTATCTCCAACCTGTAACTGCAAAGTCTTAAGACCAAAGGCTGCGTTTATGGTAAGCTGTTGCCTGTTACTCTCCAGCGAAATTCTAGCGATACGTCTAGCTTCAATAGAGTTATCAGTAAAGGGTAGATCAACATCAGCTACAGACACCTGTCCATTATCAGCTTGAACAGAATCTACATTGCTAACCTCTGGATAATCTGTAGTCTGCCAATTGCTCTCCTCACCACGAAATGTACCCTTAACAGTGTTAAAGTTATTTCTACGGGAGTGCCTAGTAGATACGCTTATGCCAGAGCGTAGGTCATCTTCGTCAAGGTCTAACACAGGTGTAGTCCAGTAGGCTGGCTTCATACGCCATTCACCCTGAGCATACCACATACTGCCATCCATAGAGGTAAGCAGACTGTTAATCATATCATAGGGTGTAGAGGCTGTAGTGAAAGCACCATTACAAGTATACCGAGTAGTACCAGCATCTGTGTTAGTCTGGTCACACACGTTAGCAGCAGAAATGACCAAAGCATCATCAATATTAGTTGTGTCTTCAGCTATACCATAAGAAGATGTAAGGTAATCTCTCAGGCATAGGGCTGGGTTATCTGACCATGCTGTCGTTGATGTACGGGGGTCATAGACTTTCTTGCCACTAATGGTTGATGTAATCTGAGGTATACCATTGGGGAAAGCATCAGCATCAAACTGTAGGCGTATGTACATATAGGCAATACCACGGAGCCTATGTTGTGTAGTCCAATGTGCAGATTCACTTACGAGAAAACTATCGGCAGCTTGATCGGATGCACCAAGATGTAGCTTAATACGAATCTTACCATTGTATTTACTTGGGGAGGTAACAGTTCCGTTAGCAGTCACCGTAGCTATTTCATCGTTAATATAGATTTCATCGAAAGATTCAATCTCATGCCCAGCGACAGCAATGATCCTATGTAGGTATTTGTTGTTTGTACCTGTAGCTTCATCGTATATACGAGCGCCACCAACACGCATCTTACCATAGATAATCTGATGGTCTAGTGCTGTACCAATAGCTGTAGTTTGATAGCCACGGTTAGAACCACCTACACCACCAACAGAAGGCCTAGGTGTGAGTGCCTTGAGTGCAGCACCAAGGACAAAGCTAACGGCAAAAGTGGTGGCAAAAGTTGATAGAACAAACGTAGTTGCAAGTGCTTGTGCCGATGCTGCTGCTAGTGCTGCTATCGCAGATATAGCCATGTCAATCCCCTATAAACTTAGAATATACACGTTCAATAGGCTTGAACTTTAGCCGTTCCAGAACCTTGTCAAAAGGTTTATGTGTCTTTGTGTTAATCAGGAGTACAGATACGCCATCTTCTTTAAGGCACTTCTCAGCAAACTTGATTAAGCGAATACCAGCGAAACCCTTGCGGTAATCCTTGTGCATGTAGATAATGTCGTTATCTGCAAACAGGTGGTCTTTGTAGTGAATGTTAGTACCCAAGATAACAACAAAGTAACCAACAAGTCTATCGCCATCCCTAGCTGTAAATATCTTAAGTTTACCCTGTGTCTCTAAGTTGTGATATGCGTTCCAGTCGGGATTTAACTTAATCTTGTCTTGGTTAAGTGCTATCTCTTCCCAATGGAGTTCTATCAAGGTTTGTGTGTCTGATTCAACTTGACTAAGAAACTCTTGTTGATACTTAACCATCCGCTGATCTACCCCAAGGTATCTGCTTGTCCTGTAGGTCTTCAATGAAGTCTAACCCAAGATCGCCGGGGTAAATTGACTTCTGATAACCAGAGGTAAACCTAGCCACTCTAGCCCTTTCGAGGTCAACCAGCTTGTTCTCCACTATGAGTGATACAGTAGAGGTATCAGCATCCTCTTGGATATTCATCTGATCCATGTAACCGGAGAAGATTTGATTAAACCCAGTAGAACCATCTTGAATGTTAATCTTTGATCCGTCTTGTAGGAGAAGGAAAGAACCACTCTCTTGTAGGATAGCACCAGTAGAAAATGTACCAAAGTAGATGTTACACACACGACCCTGATAAGGCTGGCTGAGTGCTAGGGATAGTACTTCTGAGGGTACACCAGTTAGGGTAAGAGTTGCCCCTTTAACGGCCATCTCTGAGGTCTCTTCAATAGCTGAGATACTCAAGAGGGTGCCTAAGCCAACCCATTGAGTACCATCCTCAAGAACAAGAGTACCTTGACCTGTCCACATACGAAGTGTATTGGCTCCATCAAACAACAGTTCAACAGCAAAGAAAGGGTATACTACATTTGCTTCAATGTTTTCTATTGTGATTGTAGACAGGTCTCTAGACATTTTATGCGTTCTCCAATGCGGTAATTCGTGCCAATGCTTCTTGTAGTGAGGCTACCAACAGTGGCACCAGCTTGCTCTGGTCTATCCCCTGCATGTCAGGGACTGAACGAGTACCCGTTACAGCGGCTGTAGTTTCCCGCCATTGCTGACCATCTTCTAGTGTCTCTGGTTGCTCTACATCTGCGCTGTGAATAACCTCGTCTACTGCATCATAGGCTTCATGGACTGCTGCTTGGGCAATAACTTCTGCTTTAATAATATTGCCATCAACATCGTAGTAAGCAGGACTAGCTTCAATAGCTGCGGATACTTCGTTAAATCCTGCCTCTACCCCAGCAGTATAGATGTCACCTGTTGCTGCTGATACCTGATACTCTTCGTCCATCATGCCGTCTTTAGTGCCAGTGACACACTCAGGAACTACAGCTTGAGCCTCATGTGCAAGGAAACCATCAACCCTAGTTCCATCAGATA